TACCCTCTTGGAGACTGAGGACTTTTAGGTCATAGCTGATACCCTTCTTAACTTTAAGCATCGTTTCATTTCGTTTACCGGGATAATATCCAGCCTTAGGATCTCTCACAACTAACCCCTCTCCGCCTGCATTCCAAACTCGGGTTGCGGCTTTATCAATATCTGACCACGTATCTGCGTAGTATTGCGGTACAAGGAAGGTGTGATGATAACATTGCCAAAATCCGATACGTTCTAAATCTTTCGAGCGTTCTTCATAAGTACGAATTTCACAAGTTCCAAAAAACTCGTCAAGACTTAAAGCATCATGTACATAGGCTCCAACTTCATAATGCTGGTTCTTAGTATCACGACACCACCCGCTGATTGTCGGCTGAGGCACACCTTTGGCGTATCCTTCAAATATAATTACATCAGTACAGAGTGTCGTGGCAATGTCGTACAGCTCCGGTTTAAGATGTTCAAGGCTTAGATATTCTTCACCTGTACGGCTAAAGATGTGGACACTTGTGGTATCACATACGGCAAAACAAAAGACACCATCAAGTTTCTCTGAGTACATCAAGGGAAACTGAGGTGTCTTTTTGTTATTCATTTTTTCACGTGGTAGACAGAGCTGGATAAGATGTGACTTATCACGAGGAAAGTCCGGGTGGTAGTCAAAGAAGGTCTTAGAGGTTTTCTTCTTGTTTGCCATGAGCTTCCTCCTTAATAAACAACCCACACTTACAGACACCATAAGACCTCATGTATCTACAAGGACAAATGGTATCCTCATTACGGACATTCTGACAAGGACAATACATCCTTCCGTACTTAGTTACTTGTCCGAGAAATTTGTCTGATAAGGCGTTAAGACGTTCCTCTGAGCGTACAGAGTAACCGTGTTTGTTGGCAATTTCTTGAAGTTCTTTTTTGTAATGCGGGGTCATTTGATTCCTTTCTGTTCGTTTCGTTTGTTTTCTCCCTCATACCAGTAGCCTTTTTCTACGAGATAATCTACCAAAAAGCGTCCAATAAAAGTACCTATAATACATCCGATAGCAGATGCAAAAAGTATTTGCAACATATTATTTCTCACCTCCTATAACATCCTTAGTTTTCAAAGTGTATCCACAAGGGCACTGAATGGTAACCTTAGTGGGTTCTACAAGGTTCCCTAAGGATAGCAAAGGGTGTCCGCATTTAGGGCATGAAATATCTACAGTTTTTTGTTTTTTCTTAGCCATAGTTATTTCTTTGCCTCCTTATTTATTCAGTGTCAAAAAAGGAAGGTTATTACCGCTATAATAATTTGGTAGCTTACCATCCCATTTGTCGATTGCTTTCTCTTGTAAAACCATAGGCGATAAAGACTTTTGTTTCTCCTGTTGCGCTCTGGCCTCAAGTGTTACACGTTCTAAATCATACTTTGCTTTCAAAGCTCCCTGTTCAGCAACTTTTTTACTTTCGATTGCTTTATTATATTCGTCACTAAAATCATGGTTTGTAATGAGTAGGCTTTTTACGACAATACCACTATTTGTTGTCTTTTCTACGAAAGCTTGGTTAATTTTATTTGAAATTTCTGTACGTTTTTCTACAAATTCCTCAATCGGATAATTAGCAATGATAGAGTTTGTGATCTCAGCTAATGTTGGTTTAATTAAAGTTTCTTCATATTTAGTACTGTACTTTTGATAAACACGCCCGACTTCTGCGGGATTTAAGGCATAAATCAGGCTTACATCCACATGGATAGTTTGCATATCTTTACTAGATACTTCACCTGTAGATGAAAAATTGACTTCACGGATGTTCAGTTTTTCGACCTTATCAATGAGAGGGATTCTAAAGTTTAACCCTTCATCCATTATGCCTACAAATTTACCCATACGCAGTACAACACCTCGTTCGCCTGTTTCAACAATTTTCAAACAGCTTAATCCAAGCATAAACATTATAAAAATTACACCACAACATACTGTTAATTTAATTTTATCCATATTATCCATAATTTAATTTCCTCCTTAGTAGTAAACTCTGACAATCCGTTGCTGTCTGCCAAAGTTTATGGCATCCATATAATTGTCAAAGTAAATATCAATTTTGTTTTTGTAGTCACCGCCGAAGCGGTCTTCAACGGTATAAAAGTGACCATTAATTTCCACGAGGGTCCCAAAAGGTAAATGATCGGCGGCTATAGTTCGTCCTTGTGTAGCCTTAGTGCCACTCGCTGTTATCCCATCAGCCTTACCGCATTCCTCAACGGATGCTGTGTAGGCTGTAAGGGTAACATCTTGAAAGTAAAAGGCTGACAACAATAGGCATAAAATTAATGACAATCGCACCACGTTTTACCTATCTTTCCTTCGGTATCCAGTTGCACTCTGAAACCGAAAAAGTCTTGTGCCTGTCTCATGGATTTCTGAGCTATCTCAACGACAGTTTCAGCAATCTCTTGGGTTCGACAGGCAACCTGTACTTCATCCATTCTGTATTCTCATATTGCTATGAGTGTCGGACTATATCATCATTGTGTATGTGGTTCACAATGTCAGGCGTTTCGGGTACAGGGAGAGTCACACTCCCTGCCCTACTCCTTAACGGATAGTCTCTGCACCTTCCATTCTCGTATCCACCTACAGGCGATAGAGAAGCTCACACAAAATAAAGAAGCCAAGGCGACACCAGTTACCTTTTGGTGGGCTAACCAGTATTCCTTAGCTTTCTGTTTTCTTTCGAGATTTCTTGTCTTATTATGCTTTCTTGTGTGTTCTTCACCTTTAATACATTGAAGATGTTGAATATTACAACAGGCACGATTATGACATAAATGGTCTATTTCGTAGCCATCAGGAATAGCTCCGTTTTCTTGTTCCCAAACATATCGGTGGTACATTACTAGCGGTGCTCTCCCTTTCCCCTTGTAGTTAGGATAGCGGCATCTGAAATAACCATCTCGGTTTAATTTGTGTGATAAGGGTACTATGCAACCATTTTGTGTTTCTTGTAAAACTAATAGTTTACCACGCATAATAGCTCCTTTGGCTTGGCTCAGGATTGACCACATGGGCTTTCCCTGAGTTAACCTGATTTAATGTGCACAATGAAGTGATTTATGCACCCACGCCATGTATTGAAAGTCAGCCCCATGGTCAAGGCCAAGTTTAATAAGGTTTTCTTCGAGAAGCACTATCCACTTTTTGCAGATAAGTGCACCCGCTGATTGAAGGAGCAGGTTGAGAGCTGAATGGATAGATCGTACATGAAGCGGTCTGCCATCTAGTCCTTTAAGGTATTTTCTACGCCATTTAATAATATTTCCACGAAGACCTCTCTTTTCTACGAGAGTATTCTCTATGGCGGCTCTAAGTTGAGCAATAGCTGGTGTCTTCTTTAAAAATTCTTTCTTTAAACGTCGCCCGTCTTTTTCATCACCATGTACAATTTTGCCAATTTTAGCGTCACCTGCACCATACAAAAAGGCATAAATAAATGTCTTGGCTTGGTTACGTTCGGGTAAACCTGCGGCAATCTGATTGGATGTATGAATGTCACCATTAAGGATTTCATGGGCATAAGCACCGTTATCATATGGTGCCATAAAGTGTGCTAAACAACGAAGTTCAAGTCCACTGGCGTCGACACCCGCTTGATACCATCCGTCAGGGACTTTAAATAGACTACGACATTCTTTACCGTATGGACTGCCTACAGCCGGTACTTGGGCAACATTCGGGTAAGAATGGGTTGCCCTACCAGTTACAGCACCACAAGGATTGACACGTCCGTGAATACGACCATCTGCCCGAACCATTTTCAGCCACGCCATTTTCCCGTCGCTCACTTGTCCAAGCCTTTTAGAAACCATAAGGTATTCTTCCATAGGCACAGCAAGTGTTCTAAGTGCTTCAGGTGCCTTGGGGTCAGCCTTAATGAACCCAAAAGTAATATCGTCAATCTTCAGTCGAGTATCTTCGTAGAGTTCGTCGTTATCAGGCTTATAATTAAAATGTTTTGTAATAACCCATTCAAGTTGCTGTCTGCTGTTTGGGTTAAAGTCTTTATAACGCTGGATAGGCACGCCAGCTTTATAGCCAAGTTTTTTATTGTCTCTTTTAGGTATGAAAACCTTGCCTGGAATAGGTGGTACTTCCTTGCGAATTAGAGCATCTAAAATAGCACTTCTTTTTCTCAAAACTTCTTCCAACTCTTGAGCTTTAAAGACATCAAACGGAAAGCCATTACGCTCCTGCTTTGACATCAGCCACTGAGCTTGATGTTCTAATTCAATAGCACCTTTAGGATAAGTGGTACTTTCCAGTAGCTTGTGAAGTTGTTCTGTTACGATAACGTCCTGAACATTGTAATCTAACATTTCTTCACTAAACTCAGCCCAAGCGTTCTCTTGCTTACCATAAGCACCTTTAAAGACTCCCAAGCGATAACCCCATGCTTCGAGCTTATGAGAACCCACAAGGTCACCGGGAATTTTGCCAGCTTTCATTAGACCAAAGTCTTTATCTTTAATGTTGCTGTATATCA